AAAGGGTCTGCTAACATGGCAAAAGACTTGCCACCACCTGCACTTCCCCCATATAAAACTTCTCTTTCAGATGCAGCAAGAAACTCTGTTTGAGGACCTTTATTAGGTTGAAAAACTATATTTCTTTCTTCTTCAATGGGTTTTTCTACTTCATCTAATAATGTATTATCTACTTTAAGACGTTGCTCCTGTTCTACTTTCTTCGATTTCTTTCGCCTTGGAGATCGCCTTTTCTGCATACTCTGCCCACTTGCGTAGGCTTCTAGCTTTGTTCTTACGTTTTTGCTCATCCTGTAATCTTTTACGTAATCCTACATGAGAAATATATCTACCTGTTTGTTTTGTCAGCCAATTAGCTACTTCTCTGTATGAATATTGTTTAATATATTTTCTTGCTAACTCTAATTTATCTAATTCATTTTGAACAGGATTTAATAAATTAGGGTCTTCATTATTTTTTATGTAACCAAAAGGTATAGTTCGTGCAATTCTTGGAATAGAAATCCATTCATTGTCTTCTTTAATATCTGTTGGTTGTGGTAACTCCCACTTACCTGCACTTCTAGTCGTCATCTTCTTCAATAGGTTTTTTTGTTGGCATAAGCATAACACCACCTGATGCTTCTACTTGTACCTTCTCTGTTTTTATCAAACCTGTTCTATCTAATAATTCTTTAGCTGCATTCATTTTATCTCGTATGCCAAGTTCTGTAGGGTCTACTACACCACCTACCATTGCCATTGCAGCAAGAGGTGCATTACTTGCCATGTATAGTTGTGTAGCTTCTAATATTTCTTCTTTTAGTGCTTTAATTATTTCTTGATTATTTGTATTAGGAGAATACCCCGCAATAATTTTAGCATCTTTTATGCTACCATTTGCTTCTGCAAATAAAGCATCTATAAATTTTTGTTGTCTTTCTGTTAGTTTTCTAGCCATGTTTTATAAACTTTCTTTCTCTAGGTTTAAAAAATTCTTTTAAGTTGTATATATGTTTTTTTCTTTGTTTTTGTTTTACTAACTCAAGCCGACTGCTTTCATTCGAGATATAAGTCTGTCTGCTCTGTTTGTTACTTGTTTGTACCATCTTGAATCCTGCATTTGATTTCCAGCTTCAATCCAATCACCATCTCTAATAGCCTGTATCATTTTCTTAAATTTAGACAATCTAGGTCTACCCATATTAAACATCATGTTAGCTGTAATTAATTGTACTTCTTGAGGTAATTTATCCCAATCATCAAATAATCTTTTACACTCACCTATTGTAACATTTATGTCTTGCTCAAAAACTTCGTTAACCCTAATTTCATCCACCACTGTTCCCACTGGTTTCTTGTATTCTTCATCTCCTTGTACAATGAGATGTCCGATGCCAAACGTAGGTAAGCCAAGGTGGTCCAAATATATTTCGTATTTACATCCTTCATCTATTTTTAATTCCTCTCTTAGTCTATCTATAAAATCCATTAATTTAATTTTTTTAACCTTTCATTTTCTTTTAGTAGTATGTAATAGGCTTTTGTCAATTCTTTATTGTCTTCTTTTAATATGTATATAGTCTGTTGTGCAGCTAGAAGTTCTCTTCTTATTGTTTCTTCAAATGTATCTTCGTGGTTATCCCACCCATTAGCTTCAATCACTTCTTACCACCTAAAGCACTAAAACCAAAATATGCTCCCACAAGACCACACATCGATATATACTGTGTCATAAGGATACTTTCTGCTTCTGCAAGTCTGTTTGGAAAAGCTAGGGTTAATATAGTTGTAATACCCATGAGAATAATTAAAACCCATGCCATTCTCCTTTTATTTACTTGATATGCTATCTTATCAGGAATTAAGTCATTTGTACTGCATTTGCAGTTTTCTTTTCCACATGCACAAGTCATTTATTTTATTCCTTAAATTTCATTAGTATTTAAATATTTTTCTTTTTCTAAACAATATATTGTCTTAACTGTATGGGCAGTAGGATAAACATACATGCCATATTCTTTTAATGCTTTTAAATTATTATCTACATGTTTAGTGCAATCTTTAATAGTTTTAAAATATAGAGGTTTTCCATGTAAATGTGTAATTTCTACTGAATCATTTGAAGGTGTATTTATAGGGTCTGCCCACCACATAACGATAGCAATTATAAAAACTTTAGTCACTTATTTTTTCTTATTTATCATTTGTAATCCTTGTTTTCCAAATCTATAACCAAAACTAGAACCTATAATAATATATAACATATTAGAGAACCAATTTGGTGTAGACTCTTGTAGAAATACAAACCCATCTTTTACATATGGTTGTGTCCAAGGCAAGAAACAACATATTAATATTGCTCCAAAAATAAGTGACCAAAATTCATCTTTCCAGCTTTCACCCATCTGACTTGTTAATGATTGCTCATTAAGCATACTTGATGTAGCTTCTGTTTCATAAACTTTAGCTTCAGCTTTAGCACGAGCAACTTTAACTTCTGTCTCAGCTTTTGCTTTACTTACTTTACCCTCTAGCCATGTACCTGCTAGGGATGCTATAGGACTTATTAATGCTTGAAACATATTACTCCTTTTTAATTGGTATCTTACAATTTTCTTCAGATGCTGTTAAGTTCTGACCTTTTTTATTAATCCAAATGTAACTCCAAGTTTGTTCATTACATTTTTTACCTAACATAGATACCTGTGGATTATTTAAAGGTTCGGGTAAATATGAACACGATACTAATAAAGGTATAATAAAAAATAATCTTACCATTTTACTTTGTCTGCCCAATATGCTGCTGACATTTTACCTTTTTTAATATTTTTAGAATGCCTAGCTTTAAATGATTTTCTTTTCTTTTTCATTCTTTCAGACTCTCCTGCTTTAGGTTTACCTGCAGTTTTAGCACCTTGTTGACCAAAGCGAATTATTTTTTCCTTACCACCCTCACATGCTTTTACTATATGTGACTTAGTAGGGTGGTTAGGAGTTCGCCTTGGTTTATTACAAGGCATTTTTGCTTTATCAACTTTAGCTGCCATACTTAACCTTGAAAGAATATGTGATAAACTAACAAACCTATAATAAGTAATTTACCATAGTCTAAATCAAATTTAGTTCCCTCACCAAATCTTTTATTCCATACATCTAATTTAATTTTATTCCAATCAATCATGTTGGTTCTCCTGTTCCTGTAGGGCTACCTATATAAACACAAGTGCTGTACCCATTTAAATATTGAGGGTCTTGTATTATTTTATTCCTTGCATTTTCTATGTATCCATAGCAAGTTTCTCTTGATGAAAATGGAAAATTAACCATCGGAAAATTTACCCATGTAGCACTTTCACCCAATGCCCATAATATTGTTATTACTGGTATCCACATTTTTTAATCACCTTTCTTAGGTATGCAATAAACCTTGAGAAAGATTTTGTCTCCTGCTTGTCTTTGGTGTAAATCTTGCTGTCGCATTTTTTCTGCATATTCAAGGCACGTATCCAAATCATTGAAGTAGACATTTTCTTTAATCTCTGTTCCTTGTAGTAAAACTACTAGCATCCATAACATATAATATCATACATAACATAAATTGTCAAGCAAATTTTCTAAATCGTGCTGTCTTTTTTGCAATACCTTTAGGCTGTTTAGTAAACTGTTTACCTGCCTTTTTTCCTTTTCTCTTTGCCTTTGTCGTTGCTGCGTATTCCTGTGGAGTTAGTGCTTTTATTGCCGCTGTTGGCAAGTATCTTTCTCCAGTTTTCGATGAGGGCTTTCCAGACTTCGTTCTCCATTTTTGTTTACTCCACGCTTTTAATGATCTTTGTGATTTTTTAAGTGCCATTATTTAAATTGTTCCTTTATATTTCTAATTACTGCCTTTATATCAAAAGGTTTTTCGTTGGGTCGATATGGACATTGATACTGTCGAGGACATTCTCCTGCATCATACGGAAGATATTCTCTATACTGTGTATTATTAGCACCTACAAATACACACACTCTTTGCTCATTACCTAGTATCTGACTTGCCAATCGACATGTTGTCATCATCGTTGTATTATCTTTTGCAAATACAACTATTCCAAATAGTATGCCAAAAACTATTATTATTAGCACTGTTAAACAGAAACGCTGATTATCCATATCATCCAACCTATCGCACTACATCCTATTAAAGAAGCTATGCCTATGATTGTGTAATCTCTTATTTGTCTCTTCTGTTCCTCTCTTGCGTAGATAGCTTCTTGTCTAGCTTTTCGTATGCGACCTTCCTCTTTAATTAGGTCATCCCATGCAGTCATTCCATAATGTGCTACTAGAAAATTTTTTAATTCTTCTCGTTGTTTTGCTAATTTCTTTTTTGCTGAAAAACTTTCTATTGCTACTTGCTCAATAGACCCATTAAATAATTTATCAAATGTTGTTGGGTTATTAGCATTCTTATGTACGTTATCTACGTCACTTACGGCTGTCATCCATCTGCCTAATTCAGATGACATGTCCTCTATTTCTTTGCCTACCATTATAGCTTTTTTAATGGCATTATAGGCTGTTGTTGCACCTGTAACAGCTGCAGAAAGAGTGATGGGGTCTATCATGTTGGGGTATCCTAAAAGTTTATTTTAATAACCAGTCAAAAAAACTTTTCCCCTTCTCCTCTGAAGTTACTTTTTCTAACCAGTCAAAAAATGGTTGTGATGGTTCTGGCAATTCTTCTATTGCCACGTTTATTTTTTGTAGATCGTTTATTTCTTGGATTTCTTCAGGCATGTAGTCAGACATTAGGTATATCCTCCACCTGCCTTTTTATATCTATTTGCAAGTAACTGTGCTTTACGAGCCGACCACTGACCGGGATTACCACCTTTACTACCTGCCTTTATTTGATTAAATAATCTTTTACGCATAGTTGGTTTGGTATAGTTACCTGCTTTATTAACAGAACTACCCTTACTTAATTTTAATTTTGATAATGCTTTAGCTTGACCTGCGTGTGCCTTACTAGCTTTCTTTAATTTACTTGCTACCTTTTTTACTACTTTTTTTGCTTTTGTTGCCATGTTTTATGCTTTCTTTTTATATCTTTTCTTTTGGTCTTTTCTAATTTTACTTAAAGTTTTAGCTTGTCCAGCATGTAGCTTAGATGCTTTTTTTAATCCTTTAATAACTTTAGTTAATGGTTTTGTATAATGTGGCATTATTTTTTTTCTCTCGCTTTCTTTAATTGTTCTTTTGCTCTTTTAAATATTGCAACAACTTCTGTTTTACCCATGACCTTTGCACGTTGTTCTGCTACAGTTAGTATTTGTATTTTACGTGCATAAGGTTTTTTTATTTTTTTTACTTTAGCAACAGTTGCTCTTGCATCTGCAGGTGTGGCAAACTTTATACGAACTGTATCTTTTGGATTTTCGTCAGTATATAAACGTCTGCCACTTCCTTTTGGTTTTTTACCTGTTCCTACTTTTGGGTCTTTTCTTTTTTTCTTTATTGTCATTGTATAAATTATCAAATGTAATACTAGGGTCTAAGTAGCTTTCGTGGCTTTCTGCCGAGTGTGTCCATTGAGATGGCGTAAAATCTGGAGGACCTTCTCCAGTTTCCCACAAAGCAGGACTTGTTGCACGAACTCTGTTATTAGGTAAAGCAACAAGATTACCTGTCCATTTCCCTGCATCTAGCAGATATAACACATGCGACTGTTTATGTTGTGCAGGATCGTCTGCTATGTCGCTATCTGTGTAGTCAACTGTAAATAAATATTTACCTTTGTAAAATTCTCCACCTATCTTACAAAGCCAAGGGCTTGAACTTACTCTGTCCATCACGACTACACTGTGATTTCTTGATTCACAATCCCAAGGTTGTGCTAAATGATCTTCCATAGGTTCTGACCATTCATCTAGTGGTATATCGGCTACAAGTGCCTGTATTGGCATTCTAGCCCACATTGCTCCACCATGTATGTTTGTTTCAGGTCCATCTTCAAAGTCTGCTTCGCAACCTGTGAATACTAGTTGAAAGCTAAGTGACCTGTCAGGTATAGTATTAACTGCAAATACCATAGCATGTAAAAATTCTCCGTGATACTGCAAATGGTTTGACGTAAACTCTTTCCGTACCCAACAATGAAAATGGGGTACGTTACTTATGAGATACGGCATTATCTACGTCTTGCAGCTCCACCTTTAGAGTAAGACTTTTTTCTTTTCATCATACTCATACCACCATTTTTCATTTTAACACCACCTCGTGCCATGCCTTTTTTTCTTTTCATCATAGCACCTCCATTAGCCATGCCTTTTTTTCTTTTCATAGCACCACCAACGGACATTCCTTTTTTCTTTTTATACATTGCCATAGTTTTTCTCCTACTAAGCCCTTGATCTAACCTTTCCTGCAGTTTTTGTTCTTGCAAAAGATCGGTTTCTTTTAACAGATGCAATACCTAGATTAGTATATCTATTATCTCTAGGATTGCCATTTCTATGCGTAACATCTTTTCCTGTTACATTAACTCCACGTTTCTTCATTAAGTTACGTGCAGCATTTCTACTGTCTCTACGTTTTATCTGTTCAGGTCTACCATGATAATTGTCATATTCTTTACGATAATTACGTTTATAAGCCATTATCTTTCTTTAATATCTTTTTTTAGTTTTTTAGGTTTACCTTTTGCATTAAGATATGATTGTAGAGTCTTATGACCTTTCTTTTTAACTTCATCCATAGTTACTGCTGCGTAACTTTTTCCTTTAAAAGTAAAACTTTTCTTACCTTCTTTTCTAGCTTGTTTAAATGCTTCTCCAAAAGTAGATGGAGTTGCCTTTTGTACTTTAGGATCAACAGGTTTCTTTGTTGTTTTAGGTGTGCTTGATTTTTTAACTGTAGATTTAGGTCTGTTAGGTCCTAATGGTACAGTTTTCTTTTTAACAAGAGTTGTTTTCTTTCCTTTTCTAAGTCCACCTTTAGGTTTTTTTTGTGTTTTAGAAGATGTAGTTACACCTAAAGTTGCATCTGCTGTTGGTGTAGGTGTTAAAGCATAACCTAAAGCACCAATAATAAGACCAACTATTCCTGCGCCACCTGCTGCTGCTTTGACAGGATTGTTTTTAATCCAACCTAATATTCTACTTTTAGGAACATTTTTATTTTTCTTCTTTACTTTGTTTACAATACTTTCTTTTTTATCAGCAGTTAAAGGTTTAGGTTTTTTTATTTCTTTGCTTTTTAGTTTTTCTTTAAATTTACTTAAACTTACATTTTGGTTGCTTGAACCACCACTTTTAGTAACTATTTTTTGTTTTTTAGTTCCTTTAGTAGCAGATGCACCTTCTGATATTTTCATGCCCGGATTATTAGGACCTCCGGGTATTTTACCTAATCCTGCTTGTGCTGGTGGTTTAGGTACACCTTTTAAGTTACCTATTGCAGGTTTTAACTTTATGGTTTTTACCTTACTGCTCATGTTTTTAAAATCTTTTAAAGGTATAGGTTTTGTTATGGTAAATTTTTTATAACCTAAACTTCTTAATTGTTTTTGTATATTATTACGTGCTGCTTTAGAACCATGTGCTTCTATATATAATGTATTTCCTTTAGATACTTGAACTGGGTACACCACGTTTGTAGTTGGACTTGCCATTATTTATTTCTCCCTGTAATTTTATTATATGCTTCTAATCCTTTAGGACCACTTGCACGTAATGCTTTGAGTCCGGGATTATCTTTAACTGCACCTCCGGGAGATAAATACATATGTTTCTTACCACCTGACATGCCACCATATGCCATCTTTTCTACATTCTTTTTAAGAATAGCACCACCTTTATTATTTTTCATACCAATGCCCATTAAACCCATAGCCTTTTGCATTTTATTTTTCATAGGACTTTTGTTAAGATTTTTAGCTGATTGAGTTGCTTTAGCTTTATCTTCTCGCAATTTTTTTATCTTTTCTTGTTCTCTGATTTCTTTCTGATCTTTTCTATCGTCTTTAACAACTTTTTTTGTAAGTTCTGTAATTTCCTTACGAGATAACCCTGATTCTCTGACTACTTTTTGTGCTTCTTCCATATTTTTGTAGTCTTCTTCTGTAAAAGGGCTTGTCTTGGCTATAAATAATAAAGCACTTTCTAATGTAAAATCCATCGTTCATTCATCCTTTTCTTTCCACCCTTCGGCTCTCATTGCTTCCTCTACATGCTTTAAAGTAAACTTTCTACCATAATGGGCTTCGACAGCCTGACGGACATAGAAAACGTCACTATGAGGAATGTGTAATTTATCTAATGAGTTAGTACGTATAGCATTATAGAAAGCATCTAACACATTATCTGTATATAGTTTTACTGATTTTTTCATAATTGTCAAGTATTTATTTTAAGTACGTATAATAATATCAATAAATACATATATAATGTATCCATTTATAGTGTTTTTATAAAATTAATATTATTTATAACATTTAATATGTTTCATTGTATATGTTATTTATCAAGTT